TATAGGGAAAAAGTATAATGGCAGTAAACGCACCACCAACAAGACGACCAGCATTAACTCGTTTAGATGAGGAGTTATTAGCAAGGTTATTACAACAAGCACAAACTCCAATAGAAGCATACACAAGAGAGTCCGCTTTAGGAGTGCCTTGGGGTAGTTTAGCAAATAGTCTTGTAGGAGGAATGTTAGCAGGTCGTGAAAGAAGAAGGCAAGAAGAAAAAATTAAAAGACAAGATGATTACGCAGATGCAGTAACACGAATAACAAGTATGGGCAAAGAATTAATGCCTGGTCAAGTATCTATAAGTCCACAAGGTACATTTGAAACATTACCAACAGATGTTGAAGGTGGGGGAGTGTCTACATGGACTAGACCTGACATATTACAAACACAAGAAGAAATAGATAAATTAAATGAAATAAGAGCTAAAGAAGGAAATTTAAGAAGTATAGAAGGATTAAAAGGTTATGGTTCTTATAGAGAAAAACCTAAAATACCTTATGTTGGCTCTGAATTTGAAGCTACATCAATAACACCAACAGGAGTACCATACGCACCACAAGCTGAAACAGTAACAGTTGGGAAGGAATTTCCAGAAGATAGTAATGAGTTTACTAGATTTTTAAGTGGTAAAGAAAAACCAGTAACATTAAACCAAAATGCAAATGTAGCTTT